GTTGCCATAAAAGGGATAGCCGAAAAAGTACTAACGGTATCAGTGGTAGAAATAACACCAGTCTGTAGAATTATAGGCTTAGCTAAGAAAGACTTAATGTCTTGTACATTTTCTACAACTGAACTTTTAGCTAGCTGGAGAGTGGTACTTCCCAAGTTTTGTTCTTGAGAAGATACTACCGCCGAATCTGAAACGAAAACAGTGGTAGCATTCTTAATAGAAGATTCCTGATCTTTTATCACATTTAAACCATGTGTGGTTTGGACGTTTAATGTCGCGTCTCCTTGACTATTATTATTTGCAGCAAAGCAATTAAACACAATTTCCTCTCGTTGCTTCAGACAAAAGGTGTGCCCAGGTTGCTCTAGGGAGTTAGGAGGATCGCTCCTGCCAGACCTTGAGCAGTATGAGTAAATACTCTCCGGCGCAAATTTCGCAGCAATACATTTCTTTTTAAGTCCTGGGTTTTTATATAAGATAGTAAGATCACACGAAAAGTCTAATTGGGAGGCAAGCCTCCCTACTTCTACAGCACTACTGTAGATTAGCCACTTGTAACCCTGTGGACGGGGTTTTAAAATATATACAATAACAACAACTAGTCAGAAGAATCCTTCCTTATTGGAAAGAATCTTTCTGGTATATTGTTGCTTATGATAAATGGAGTGAGCAAAGGTCATATCATCCAGATACTTTTCTTTTAGCTCAATAAATAATTTATGATATTTATCAAATACTCCAGTGTCATGTAGAGAAAGCTCTTGATGAGCTAGAGAAAGGTTATCCGCAGTTATCTTCCGCGTTAAACCTCCAGCTCTAGTCCAGTTAGGTATATCTAAAACCACTTCTAGTCTTAAAGGCGCTATAAAACACATGGTAGCAGGATCATAAATAAAACGCCTTTTAAGATACTCAACATCACTTATTTTCCTAAATGGGAATACAGATGCAGTTTTGGTTTCACTAGTATAGTTCATACCAAGTTTTAACATAGCTTTACCTATGGTCATTTCATTAAAGATTTCTCTATATGCATGGGAAACGCTAAATACATTATCGTCTCCCATTACATTAAGAAAAACATTGCGTTTAAATAAAGTTATATCAAGACCTAAATCTATCCAACAATACCTAAAATTAATTTGATTTGTAAAACAATTCACGAGAGCTGTAAGTAAATCCCCACTAGCAAGAGAGGCATCCCAGGAATAAACCTGTCCTTGTACTATATGATATGAATTAGTCAGATTCTCCCATAAAATACTTCGTACTTTGTTATCCTCAGGTATATTATATTCATCGTTTATAATATCTAAGATCCTCCACATGACAAATACATTTTGAGAGGCATCAAATCCGGAATAATCTCCGGCTCCAACGCCTTCATCTTCTCTATCTATCAAATGTTTTGATAAACCTCTAGCTAGCTGATCCCAATCATTCGAGTAAGGGTTAACTCCTATAGCGCAACCATTAGATATCTTATTTTTATGTACCCATAAGAGATAAGTACCAAAATACATTCGCATAATTATACAGTGTATAAAGGGAGTACCCATAAAAGCTCGAGTTTTTCCTTCTCTTACTTTTTCGAATGAACGTCTCTCATCTTTAAGATTATCTACACAAAACTGGATAACCCTATTTCCTCTCTTCAACTCTACCAATACCTCTTCAACCTGCTTTTTAATAGTAGTTAAAGCTATAGACCTCTCTTGAGAGCCTATCGGATTACCGAATAATTGTTTCTTTAAATTAGTAGAAGCACTGATATTCATAGGATATCCAGGACTTGAATTAGACTTCATAGGTCCAAAATCTGATTCGTTCTCTATACCAAATAACGCTTCATCTATGCTTAATACACGATGATTAAATCTGGATAAAGAATTATCTTTGAGGAATACTCTAAAATCTTCAACAGATATAGTCAACTTATCTTCATCAATTAAGGGAGGAGGAGTACAATACTTCCGTAGGGCATTATGCCAAGGATCAACTGTAACCCCTTCCGAATTCACATAACTCTTTAACAAAGAGTTAGTCATAGTGACTTCTTCAATCTTACCATATAAAATTGACTTCTTTATGGTTGTTCTAGAAGAATGAGAGGGTGCAGGAGTTATATTTCCTACATAGTTGAACTGAGGAATAGCCAATATAGGCTCAGTTCTAGGGAGATCTGGTATATCAAACTCACCTAGTTCTCCAAACACATTAAGATAAGAGTTCAAAAGTTCTTGAGTTAATAAAGAACCGTGGGCAAACATAGGTGAACCAGCTACATGCATAGCACAAAACTTTCTACCTTCTGTTGATCTGTTTTTAATGGCATATAAATTACCACAATCACCTTTAGTAGTATTTAATGGTACTAAAAGAGATCTAGCTAATACATAATCTACTACTCCTCCTTTAACAGTAACTGGAGCCATACTTAAAGAGCCAACAGCATTAAAAGCCATATTGTACTTCCCGTCGCTAAAGTAAGCAACAATAGGTAAATTATTACCTAAATGAGCAAAATCTTTTTCTAAA